GGCAGCGCAAGCGAGAATTCGACCGCGACCGCTACCATTGAGGAGAACGAGTAATGAATGACAAGATTCTGTCAGCTCTGTTACAGCTTGACACCAACAACGACGACCACTGGACGTCTGACGGCTTGCCCCGTATGGATGCAGTTGAAGCGATTCTGGGCGACAAGGGTATCACCCGCCAGCAAGTCACGGCAGCCAAGCCTGGCTTTTCCCGTACCATTGCGGCCGCTACAGCCGCGCAAGCGCAAGGGAGCCAGGGTAGCACTGAGCCAGCTGCCAAAACGGCCCCAGTTGTCGCAAAACAGCCCAGCGTCACCCCTACAACAGCTCCCGCTGAAGAAGCTGTCACGGAACAAGTGGAAGACGCCGGAGACTCTCAGGGGGCAGAGGCTCGAGCGGCACTTGCGCAAGCCCAAAAGGAGCTTCAAGAGCTACAGGCGAAAGGTGTGGAAATTGCGGAAGCGATCAAAGCGAAATCCCTCGAAGTGGATGCGCTGAACGATGCGCTGATTGCAGTAGTTGGACAGGAAACAACCTCTGACGCGATTCAGGGCTACCTTGCCCAACAGCGCAAGACCTTGACTGAACGTGCAAACCGTATTCAAGCTATTCGTGAGAGTGGCGTGAACCTTGCTGACCTTACCCGCAACCTGAAGGCGCCTATCGACGCTGCAATGGTGCGCAAGGTTGGACACGGCTTGGGCCGTCCTGGAGCCAAGTAATGACTCGGGCGCTGATTAGAAGCAAACGTGAATTCCGTGCTCGTGTGGATCGCGCTGCATTCAGCTCCCTCATTGCTACACCCGTGGCAGGTGCTTTCACAATGCCTGCTTCGGGAAAGATTTCATTCGTCACCCGTGTTGACACAATTGAGGGTGACGATATTGCAACGGTGCAGGGTGCAACCTTGCGTGAATTGAAGTCGCCTGGCGCTGTTGCAGGAATGAGAATGACAATAGACCACATTGAGAAAGACGCTACTGTTGCAGCGGTGCAGAATGTTGATGTGTACCTTGACAACGGGCTTGGAGTGTGGTCAAAGATTGCGGAGGGCGCAGCATGACATTTATTGCTGAAGACGGAACAGGGCTACCTGACGCCAATTCCTTCGTGAATGTAGAGTTTGCGAACGCATACTTCGCACTTCGTAACGTGACCGCTTGGCAAGGTACAGACCAAGAAAAACAGGCGTGGCTTGTACAGGCTACAGATTACATCAGCGCCCGTTTCAACTTCAAGGGCTTACCCCTAAAAGAAGACCAAGGCTTGCCATTCCCTCGAATGGGTGAAATTGCGGGCTTGCCCGTAAACCTGTTGAAAGCCACTTGTGAATATGCAATCCGTGCAAAAGATGCGCCACTTGCTCCCGACCCTGTAATTGACGAGTCGGGTTGGGCTGTTACTTCCATGACAGAGAAGGTTGGCCCCATTGAGGATTCCAAGTCCTTTGCGAGCGGTGTCGCAGGTGCTTCACTGACACTGTTCCGTCCGTACCCCGCGGCGGATATACTGCTGAAGGGGCTATTGCAATCAGCAGGACGGAGGGTTATTCGAGCATGAACTACGATAAACTCGCTGCTACTGCAAGGCGCCTTATTGCTAAAACTGGACGAGGGGTCACCCTGTTGCAGTTATCAAGCGAGGCGGTCAACCCTGATAAACCATGGAAGGGCCCGGGCAAACCAACGGTCGAAAAAGAAAAAGACATCATTGCCACCTTTGTCCCTGCCAGCAGCGGTCTTGGGCGCGACTTGGTGGACGAGGAACTTCTCAAGCGTGCGGATCAGGTTGCACTTATTGCACCAACGGATGAAGACCTTGAGGCTTATACTTCCATCCGTGACAACAATGTGGAATGGAAAATTGAATGGATGCAGGTGCTGAAACCTGCTGAACAAGTGTTGCTCTATATTGCGGGGATGAAGCGATGACCTTCGATGAAGCCCGTGATATCATGCTAACCACATTCCTGACAGCTTGGAAGCCACTAGGGTTCCCAGTTGTTTGGACAGATGTTCCTGGCAGCGTGCCCGACGATCCGACCGTCTGGGCTCGTGTTGTTTTACGCCACGCAACAGGAGGCCAAGGCTCTTTGTCAGGTGACACTGGAAAGAAAAGATGGCGGAGGGCTGGAACTTTGTTCGTACAAGTGTTTTCACCAGTTGGTGATGGCTCGAGTGCGGGCTATAGTGCAGCGCAAACGGTTGTGGATGCGTTCCAATCTGCCAAGGATTGCGTATGGTATCGCAACATTCGAATGAACGAGATCGGGGCAGATGGCGGCTTCGAGCAATTCAACGTCCTAGTGGACTTTACTTACGACGAAGTGAGGTAATATCATGAGCTGTCCTGTAAACAAGATCGACTCTAATAACACCGGCCTCCGCTATGCGGAAGAGGAATGCTTGAAACAGCTTCCCGAGGGTGTCGAAGCAACCTATGCAAGTGGCGTTCTCACCCTTACCGACAAAGGTACGGAAGGGGATACCATTACCATTGGCGACCGTACTTACACTCTGCGAAACACCTTTGACGCAGACGAAGATGAAATTATTATTGGTGCAACAGCTGACGAAACCGCTGCTCGCATTGCAGAAGCAATCAACAACGGGTACTCCGCTGGCGCTTCTGCATACATTGGCACAGGAACCGACCCTCACGATGACGTGGAAGCAGCACAGAATGCAGGTGTGGTCAGTGTGGTTGCACAGAATGACGGTGCAGCGGGTAACGCTATCGTCACTCACACCTTGGGCGCTGGCTTGTCGTTCAACGCTGCAACGCTGACAGGTGGGGCGGAAGCGCAGAACGTGGCTACCGTGTGGCACGTCCTTGAGCCTAATAGCTACAGCGATTTCGGCGGTCAAATTACTACCGTGGCCCGTAACCCCATCAACCCATCGCGTCAGCGTAAGAAGGGCGTTACAACCGACCTCGAAGCGTCTGGCGGTTTCAACCAAGACTTGACGCTGAACAATACGACCCGCCTGCTTCAAGGTTTCTTCTTTGCGGATATGCGTGAGAAGCACAGCACGGCGCTATTGAACAGCCCGGCAGTTCCTTTCACCTCCGTGACCGCTGCGACTGCCACCTACGGTGCAGCGGCAGGCCTTACGGGTTTCGCTTCTGGACGCCTTGTACTTGCAAGCGGTTTCGGTAGCAGTGCAAACAACGGTCTGAAGCGCATGACGCAGGCTTCCAGCGGAACTGAAATCAAAGTGACTGGCGGTGTTGCACCCGTCGACGAAGCGAACCCTCCCGCAACAGCGAAGATCGAAGTTGTAGGTCATGAGTTTGC